TCTTTCTCCTGCAGAAACAACTTCAATATTATCAAAATTATAAAGTTGCCCGTTATATTGGTTTGAAAGTTTTTCAAATTCTTTAACTCTATCAGCACCACCAATAATTCTTACACCAGCGTATCCATTATTATGTGCCATCTTTAAGACATCAAAAATTGTCTTTGTATTAGCATCATTTACAATATTACCAGAATGCTTTGGATAAAACTTCTGCATATAAGCAATCTTTGTATCAGGATCGAGAGGATTCTTTTTCTTGTCCTGACTTCTTGATGGGAAAATTAAATATTCACCATCTTTATCTTGAGATGCTGCCTGTGCTGCAACATCCATTAACTGCTGATGACCGATTGTTGGTGGATTAAATCTACCAAAGGCAACCGTAAGAGTTCCTTTTGTTTTAGGAACTGGAAGATATTGTGCGGGTGGTTGCTCTTGTGCTGCTGCTTGCTGTTCTGGAGCAGGGGGTTGCTCTGCTGGTGCCTGTTGCTGTGTCTGTTGAGTGAGAGCAGGATCATTATACCCAGGAGAAGCGATAGTTTTTTCCTTTTCAGTCTGTTTTGGATCTTTTGCCCCAACTCTTTGACGCTTGTTATAAAACTTCAATTGACCGCCTTCTGTTTTTGCAACAAACTCACCTTGACGATCATACCATCCACCGTGCCCGTCTCCAACAAGTCCAAGACGCTGTGCTTGCTGTGAGGCAGATGCTTCTGATATAAATTGGAAAAAACTTTTCATTATTTACTTTAAATTATGTATCAGATACTCTTATAATATGTATTTATCTTGGCCTAATTTCTTGTGACCTAGGATCTATTTTAAACATTCCGGGACCAGCTTCCAAATAATGTCTAGCATACATTTTATATGTTTTAGTATCTCCAGTAGTATTACTAGGATTTTCCCATCTGTATCTAAACTGCATTATGTGCCCAGTTATTCCATCTGCATAGATTTTAATTGTGGATCCACTATGGGATACTCTATAAGTTTGTTGAGACAATAAGTTTTTAAATTCTTGATCGGCTGTTATTGTTTTTGCCCCAACAATAATTTTATTTCCTCTTTTACTAGATTCAAAAAGTTTTATCACCTCAGTATCAACCCCACTCGTAAATCCCTGATAGATAAAATTGGCAAATGACTCCGTTGGAAAATTACTCTGCATTTTTTGCGCCATTGCAGAATATACTTTTGATGCAGCTCTTTTTGTTTTTTCTGGAGCTTTTGTTTGCTTTATTGCTTCTTTAGTTGCATACCTTCGCTCAAAGACACCACTGTTAATAAACTCATTTACACTATTTTCCCACTCTTGTTTAATATTTTCCGGAATAGACATTCCTAAATTATTAAACAAAGAAACAAATTTATCAAATTCTAGTCCACTAATTTGTGCAAACTGCTCTCCTCCCGGAACTTTACAAGAAACTGGAAACGGTAAAATCCTTGCTTTAGGATCTCCAGATTGAATACTTACAGTAACATCAGCCTTTACAGTTCTTTGGTCTACTAATCCATCGGCAGTAACATTTATAACATCAACAACCCCATTAAAGGCAACAGACTTAACTCTAGACTGTAATTGCATACTACCATTTGCAGCTGCACTTGAAACTCTAATAAAATCGGCAATTTCACTAAAGTTTTTAGTTGCCACCATTTTTGAAATAAAATTGTCAACTGGAGCTGGAACACCAATATCAACAACTAAGTAATCTTTTACTATTGATTTAAAATTTACATCATTTTGCGTCTGTCTTCTTAATCTTTTACCACTGTTCCATATTTCAATTATCATATCCTGAGTGTCTTTAGCATTAATAAGAGGAAGATTTCCCATTATAGTTCTATTAGATACAGATTTTTCAAATGCTCCTGCTTTTTTTATTTTTTCAATGTCACCTATTCTTTTATAAAAACGAGCAGCTACCGAAGCTGCCCATACAGCTTCGAATATATATCCCCTATTAGGTTGAGCCATTATAATAAAATATAAATTTTCAAAATTATTTAGTGCCCGTGAGAAGATTCGAACTTCCACTGTAATGATCCTAAATCATTTGCCTCCTGCCTTTGGGCTACACGGGCATAACACTATTCTATCATATAGAAGCACACATTTCAATTAAATTTAATAAAACCTTTTCATCATATTTGTTTTTAGCAAAATTTAAAGTTGTGCTAATAAATTGTATATTTCCCCTCACATATCCTTTAGAACTATCAATTCTATCTAAACTAGCAATTAAATTAGGATTTGTCTTATCGTGAGATTGATCCGTTAAAGGAAGAATTAATTTTCTTTTTAAATATGGACATTTACCTTCTTGTCTTTCCCACACCTCTTTTAAATAATTCAAATCAATATCACATTCTCTATTTTTATTTTTACTCCTACTTCTAACTTTTTTTAAGGTTTCCCTAAAAGGAGAGAATTCATCTTTTTCACTTCCACTATACTGCTTTATAAAATTTTTATTTTTTTCACTTTTTCTCCAACTATCTAAATGAGAAGTATCAAAACTAGAGGAGCACTTTAAACTACAAAAAAATGGAGTTCCCAACTTAATTTTTCTATTATATTCATTTTTAGGTTTTTCAAATTCAACTCCACATTTGATACAAATACAATTAACCATGTTTCTCTCCACAACTATAGTTATTTATAATATTCTCTTACTCTCCACTAATGGAAGCATCGAGCCTCGAACTCGAAACCTCTTGATTGCAAATCAAGTGCTCTTCCAATTGAGCTATGCCCCCAATAAAACTATTATATCATCTGATAGGCATCAGGTCAAATAGTTCTGGATGAAGTTTTCCATACTTTCTCATAATCTCACCTGCCTTAGCATTTGCTTCATTTTCAGCAGGACTTCCAGGATGAGAACTAATTTGTTTACCATCCATTACTTGCTTATAATGAATGAATTCGTGAGATACTGTTCTTAAAATATCTATAGGATGGCGATTGATTATACTAATATAAAGTATATTTTCACGCATCATCCCAAAAGTCATATGATTTTTTGCAAAATCAGAGTCTTCTATTAAGACATATGGAATATCATATGTTAAACGAATTTCTCTTTTAAGGAAGACTAAAAATCTTTTAAGAAGAGCATCAAACTGTATTCTTGTAGTTGGTCTTCCTTTTTTCTTACCAATCAAAGACATTTTTTGAAATATTTATTCTTCACCCACAACTGCACCGATCTTCTCATCAAGTTCTTGAATGACTTTACGAAGATCAGTAATGCGTTCTGACGCAAACTCATAACTATGTCCTTTTTGGTGTTCAAAAAGAACTTGGCGAACTGCAGCAGCAGACCGCACATCCATTTTAATTGTTACTTGTTTTTCTTTAGTCATACTTCATACCTATCAAATAGTTTTTTAATATTTTGAGTAATATCCATTCCACCAGTATATGTTTCTAAAAGTTCTCCATTATCATCAGTAATAATAAGAACTGGAGTAGCAGTTACACCATACTTTTTAGCAAGATCTAAATTTTCTTGTGGAATCGGAGTGTCTGCAAAATCATCAAGATAAACTTCCTTAATAACATTAACTCTCTCATCTTTAAGAGCATTAAAGTATTTTTTAACCAATCCACAAGGTCCGCAAGATTCCTTCGTAAAAATAGTAAAATTACTCATCGATCATCAGCAGCACGGTTTTCGGAATAAAAGGCATCAAATGCACCTTCTGGATATCTCTTCAGAAGTTTTTGAATATTTCTAGCAACAACCTCATCAAGAGTTACATCAAGTGCGATACACGCTTGAGCGACATACCACATAATATCACCAAGTTCAATAATCAAATGCTCCCTGTTATCTTCGTTCCAAGGTTTAGATTGAAAAATTAGTTTTTTAACAATCTCCATAAACTCACCACCTTCTGCATTAATACCAACAGAAGCAGTCAGGAGTCGCTCAATATTTGCTCCCTTTTCGTCCAAAGCAACTAGACGATCAGAAAGAGCAAGAAAGTCTTTAGATGCGTCGCTTGTGACTGCATCTACAAACTCAGCGTACTTATCAAAATTAACATGTTTTTGTTCCATTAAAATTTAAATCCCTCAAATGATTTTTTAGGTTTTCTTTCTTCAGTATCATTATACTCGTCTTCGTTTCCAGAGTCAAGTATGTCTTTTTGTGCCGTTTGTTCGCAGTCATAAAGACGCATTTTAGCACGGTCAATACCTACAATGAAACGCTTGTAGATAGTGGGGTCATTGTATCGGTTTTTGAGTTGTTTTACCATAATCTGTCCCAACTGCTCCAACTCTTCTGTGCTAATAAGGGCAAACATAAGATCAGCAGTAGCAGGGAGACCAAAGGACTCGCTAGTATCCGTAAGTTCAACATCAGAAGAACCAAATCCGCTTCTTGTAGTCTGTGTCGCACTTACGATAGGCACATTAAACTCCACAGCAAGACCACGAAGTTCTTCAGCAATTGCCTTAATATACGAATATGAGTTAACAGAAAGATTTGATTTATACCTGCTGGAAGCACATATATTAAGATAATCAATGAAAATAATATCAGGTCTAAATGATTTCTTAAGTGCAAGTTCATTCAGAAGTGCCTTAAAGTGTCCGCTATGTGCCGATGCTGTTGGATACTCCTTAATAATCAGAGTTCCTTGAGTTTTCTTTGAGAGACTTGTGACCTTATTTTCAAACATCTGCCGAGGAAGATCTACCAATTGCTGAATCGGAACATTCAGAAGGTTTGCGTCAATTCTTTCAGCAATGCGTTCTTCTGCCATTTCAAGAGTGATGTAGAGAACGTTCCTGCCTTGCAGTAGGACGGAAGAAGCAACATGGCACATAAAGAGACTTTTTCCGACACCCGTACCAGCAAGAGCGATAT